CGGCAGTTTCCACAAGCTCTTGAAGTGTATGAACCTTTGATTCCTTTACATATTTCTTGTACTTTTGCCCCCAGGTCTTTTTGGCGTGATCGACTTGCTCGTTCAGCTCGTCCTCATCCATAGCGAGCACCTTCCGCTCAGCATCCTCGGGGCTCTGAGTTGTGTGGTTCAGGAGAAACAAAAAGACGAATGATTGCTTTTCATCATTTGGATCTTCAGTCGTGATATCTCCAGTATCTTCATCGGTCTCGTGCTCCTCAGGCTCATCCTCGGGGGCGGACTCGGACTCAGTCCCCTCGGTCTGAGATTCTTGATCTTCTGGATTCTTGGGCTCAGGAGGGTTCTCAGGGTTGGCTGGATCAGTCTGGGTCGCTTGGTCTTGAGGGATCGATGGGGTCGCTTGGTTTTTCATACCGAGCAGCTTTTTCAGGTGTTCGATAAACTGAGAAGTATTGACCATCTCATTATCGGTCTGGGGGGTGTGATGGACTTTGCGCCTCTGGGACATGAAGTGCAAAAGCGCATAGGCTTGGGCAAGTTGTTTCTTGAGACCCTCAGTCTCCAGGGCGTGAGTCTTCGCTGGAGGTTTATGATAGCATTTACAGCAAAAACTTACATGCTGACCTCTCATTGATGTATATCAAGTAAAAAAAAGTATTGGCTCATGGTAGAATGGCAGTCGGTATTGAGAAGACAGAATTTGAATCTATGGATGAATGCATCAAGCACTTTCGGACCCTGTGGAACGTCCCAAGCGAGCTTGATGACTCTGTGTTTCACGTGTTTATTGAGGATGTACTGAAGAACCCAGCAAAGTACGAGCTCTCAGAGGAGGAGAAGGCAAAGATTGACTTTAAGAAAAAGCCCAGACCGACATTCACGAAGGATCCAATTATTCACGAGGGCAAGGTGGAGATTTACAATACGCCAGAGGAGATTGCCGAGGTCCAGGCACGGACCCACTATCCCGAAATTAATCCGCTCGAGTTGCTCGATGAGGAAACGGCTGAGAAACTTATAGCTCAGCAAAATTTAATATCCGAATAAGATAAACGCTATGGATGTTCAGATGCCCTCTGGACTTGTGATCCCCTCTTCGCTCAAGTATTCCCTGTATCGGATGATCCAGGATGCAGCCATCTCAACAAACGTGCTTCGTCTTATTCCCCTCAACCTCCAGACCGTCAATGGTGGAGGTCTCATCTCAGTCCGTCTGCCTCTGGCGACTTGCTCCCTGCCTTCGTTCAGCATGAGCTTCAACAACACCATCAGCACTATCCCGACCTATACCAACGCAGATGGTACCGCCTTTCCTTACAGCACGACTGCATCAAAGATTGGTACTGCGTTCCCCCAGGGGCTGGAGGGTCTTATCCAGCGCCTCGAGATTGTGGTCGCTGGTGTCTCTCTGCTGACCCTGCCCAACTACAACATGCTCTTCCAGGTGCTCAAGGATATCAACCAGACCTTTGACCACAAGCTGTCTCGCCACATTGTGGAGGGTGAGGATGACGTGGCGGCTATTATGCAGCACGGGACCTCTGTTTATTCCAGCCCAGTCTCGGTCCTGCAATGGGCTGTGAATGCCACCCCCGCCAACGCTGGTTCCCTGGTGGTGAATTGCTCGTGTGCCGATCTTCCAGTGACCCTTGTTTCGTCTGGGACCCTCTATATGCCCAACGCACCGCCCTCGTCTTTCTTCGGCTGGACCTCAACTTCTGCAGCAACGAGTGTTCCTACTGTGTCCGCCATCCAGGCAAACCCCGTATATGTTGATGGGTATTCCGTGGGTGTGAGCTACACTTTCACCCTGACCTACCCTACGGCTGGAAACTGGTCCCAGACGGCTGGTCTCGGAAACCAGGATGTCATCTACAACTACCCCTTTACTGGATATGTGAGCACGCAGGCTGGTGTTGGCGTTGTTGGCTTCACCGCTCCTAACTCGGAGAACAACACCATCCGTGACTTCCTGGGCTTCTTCAAGGCTATGCCCAAGGCGATCCAGCTGGCGGCTCTCGGCGAGGTTGAGATCCGTCTCTACCTCGAGCAGCCCCAGAACGTGCTGACGACCCCCGCCCCTCCCCAGACCCTATCTCAATTTACTAATGTCACAGCCACTCCCCCCTGCGTCCAGGCTTCGAGCCCTCAGTACCAGCTGACCAACATCGAGTTCCAGATCCGCACCATGTCTTGGGACAACGGCTGGCTGGATTCTATGATGCAGGCTGAGTTGGCTCAGGGACAGACCCTGGAGATCCCGTACCCCAACTACTACTCGGTGGTGCAGGGTGCCCAGTCCTCTGGCTCGACCACGACTCGTTTCTCCGTGAATACGCAGAACCTGCGCCAGGTCTGGGGTATCAACAAGCCCCAGATCAGCGGTCCCTCTGGTTTCTCCTTCCAGGCTCAGCAGCTCCTCATTCCTTCGGGTGTTGGTGTTGATTCTCGTGGTCTGCTGGGAAATACCTACAAGGGATCCTTCTTCGCCACCACCGCCTCCAACCCGTCCCTTTTCGCCACTCCAGGGTATTCTTCTGGTTTCACGGATACTGGTCTTACAAAGACGACTGCATCTTCCAACCGTTTCCAGTACCTCATCAACAACCAGCTCATTCCTAACCTGCTGGTGCCTCCCCAGCGCAACTATGCCTTCACCCAGGAGATTCTGGGCAAGGAGGACTGGACCGAGGGAACGGCTGTGGGCACCCCGCTCAAGTACATGAGCTTCAACTACGCCATGGGCATCACCCTCGAGTATATCGACAAGTACTGCGATGCCTCAGTCCGTGAGCTCTTTGGTCTGGATACTCGCTCGGCTTCCTCGGTCTTCTACCTGAACCAGAACGCAAACAACGCAGGAGATACGACACTCGTGTTTTCTCTTTTCACCTCTGTTCTGCGTGTCGCAATGAACAACCAGATCCAGGTTATTATCTAAGGCGTTGCAAATATTAATATTTGCTACTCTAAATGGTATCTGTCCGTCCGTCCGCCCCCGCCATGGTTGCCCATGAGCGCCCGCAGAATTTCGCAGATTATAACGGAGTCCAGGGCTGGAATCCCCTGTACGACACCGACTACAACCCCATGTTCCACAAGAAGGGTGCGTTCTTCCCCGTAGCTATGAGCAAGCTCGCATTCAACCCTGGCGCAGCCTATGGTATTGATCGTGGCGTGAAGCGTGGAATGAGCGCACGAGCCTGGGGCATCAATTGCTTCAAGGAGAAGCCCATTATCCGTGATCCTTTGACCCGCCCTCAGTTCCCTCGGCTCCAGACTGGTGCTGTCGGTTCGACTATCCGCCAGCAGGCAATGTTCGAGGACACCATCGCCGTGGGGATGCCAAACTTATCTCCCGATGTAATTATATAAATGGCTGTCGGCGACGAAGAACTCGTGGTTGTTTCTGGCGATACTGGTCAGAAGGCTGATGGAATTCCAACCTTTAAAAATGAACAAGAATACAACAACTGGTGGAACGTAACAATTCAAGTAGTTCCACCAAGGCATCTGAATGACTTGGATGTTGTTGCAGTCATTCAGGGTGCAAATAACCAAATTAAGCGTTTTCCAGATATTCCAAGTGCTCAAGCTTGGACCAATCAGCTTCACCTCATCAAACTTCATAATGGTCTTGATATCCGTCACAATATCCCAAATCACGGAATATTTTATTAACATGAAGTATATGGAAACGAAATCGTATTCCGATAAAACTTTAAAAATCAAAGTTCCAGATGGCACCGCTTTTGGGTATGAGACACCAGAGATGCTCCCCAAGGCGCACATGGTCACTATGGCTGTGGCTCCAAGAGGAGGGGGCAAAAGTGTCGCCATCAGCAACTTGATGAAGAATATCAAGTTTGATAGGGTATTTGTTATTAGCCCAACCTTTCACTCCAACTCGTCCCTCATGTCCATGCTCCCCATCGATCACGACGATGTCTATGAATATACCGACGACCCCTCTATTGTCGATAAGATTGTTCGCAAGGTTGAGGAGGAGCGAGACGACCTGTACAGGTATCAACGAGACATGAAGGAGTATAACAAGTTTATGAAAAACATGCATTCGGGCGGGCATCTCGAGGAGGATTCGCTCTTCAAGTTTTACCGCAACGGCTATTTCCCAAAGCCCGAGCACAAATGGGGCGGTCGCAGACCCTTTATGGCTGTCCTCTGTGACGACGTGCAGGGCTCCAAGCTCATGTCTTCCCGTAAGATTGATAACTTGGTTATTAAGCATCGGCACATAGGATCCTTTCCAGACGACCAGCCGTCTCTGGGTGTCTCAATTTTCTTTTTGATTCAAAATTACTCGAGCAAGGCTGGGGGCATATCCCGAGCCATCCGCAATAACGCAACTAATATGCTCATCTTCAAGTGCAAGGATGAGAAACAGCTGGACCAGATGGCAAGTGAAATGTCTGGCGAGGTCGATAAGGAAACCTTCATGAAGGTGTATGAAAAGGCGACGGACGAGCCGCACTCTTTCCTTTTTGTCGATCTCTTTCCCAAAGCTTCGCACCCATCGCAGTTTCGTAAGAGGTTTGACCAGTTTTTAATCCCACCTAATACTAATGTTCCAGAATAAGAAAACCCCTTCTGAGACTGTGCAGCCTTTTCAGTCCAAGCCAAATAACCCACAGGTCCTACAGAAAAGGTTCCAGAAGCACGTTGCCCAAAAGCTCGTGGTTCGAGTAGGTTACAATGACATTTCCCCCGATGGGTCTTTGATTTTTAATGTAACTTCTAAACTGCTCGAGGAGCTCCCAGACGAGTGCATGGTCAGTCTCGAGTCTTTCAATTTTCTCGGTCCAGGAACCTTGAATGCTACTCTTACGGCTCTGAATATTGAGAGTCCTTACTTTACAAATGGTCGTCAGTATATTGCAGGCTGGTCTGGAGGTAATGGCGAATATTCTCCTATTATCGCAACTGTCCCTGTGAATTATTCTTACATCAATATCAATAATACGGGCGTTGCCTACACGGCTCCCGTTTTGAATGACGCTATTGGCTGTTTCAACACAAACAAGAATATCCTAAACAATTACAACATTCCTTTTCAGATTACGACTCAGTCTGGAGCGGTCTATAAGGTGCCGACTCCTTTTGACGGCAATTTTAGTATTCAATTCACCTTGGTCTTTTATGGACTCAACGACGACGAGCGCTATTCTATGATCCCAATTAATATTCCAAAGTAATAGTAATGTTGAGTAACCAGGCTACTCCCAGTCTTGTGCATCACTACAAGCAATTCCCTCTGAACGACGAGCCCTTCAACAAAAAGGTTCAGAAGCACATTCCTCAAAGAATTGATGTCGTGGGCAAGTCTGCCGAATTCACAATCAAGACGGGTCTTTTGGAGCTGCTTCCAGACGAGTGCATGGTCGGTGTCGAGTGCTGTTTTATGAAAGATGCAGTCCCTTTGTCTTCTGAAACATATGAGCTCGGAAGAATCCGAAGTGAATATGACTGGAAACCGTTGAATGTAAATGGTCGCAAATTTAGACCCGTTGTGAATGTCAAAACTGTGGATAATGATGTTATTCAAGTACGTAATGTCCCTGGAACGAGCGCTGACTATGGTCCTGGAGAAACAGATATTATCGTTCAGACAAAAGAGTTTATGCCCGTGAGCAACCTTGCCGCACCTTTTGATGTAGTCACTTATACATGGCAGTTTATGGGATGGGGCTTTCAGTCTTCTATAAGTGCAGAGTATTTAGCTGGTATAACAAATGTGGATCTTCCGTCTAATTTTGGCGCAGGACCATCTCCTTTCCCAAAAGTAAGAATTAGTGGATATTCTACTGATTCTGGGTCTTTGCGAATGATTGTTACTTCCATAGTCAATAATCCAGATTCATCGCAGAGTCTAATTATTTATAAATATAATCCGTACCCAGCATACGTAGGTCAGTTAGTTACAATTGATCTCCCAGGTTCTATTGGTTCTGGTCTTGTATTTACAGTTTATGAAATAATTGATTCCTATTCATTCAAAATAATAATGAGTCCAGTAGATGTTGGTACCTATGGACTCACAGGAGCTCAAGTAGGTGCATATGTAGATGGGCAATTTCTAAAAAATGATGTCGTTATAACTGGTATTGGATCTTATGATACTCCAATGATACCTGGAACTATTTTCAAACTTTATCAATTCCCAGACAGGACATGCTCTTGGGAATTTGATGGTGTAACCTTTGCTTCTCCCGCTTTGGGACCCGAAGATAGGTCTTTTATGTATTTTGAAAGTCCAGGGTCCGAGGCTGATTTTAGAATGTATTTCCAGCCCACAATGGTTGTCCCACCTGCTCTTTCGGCGACTACATCATCTATAACAAATATCAATATCGATAGCCCCCTATTCACAAGTGCCCGAACGTATAGTACAGCCACGAATAGCTACAGTCAGACGATTGGTTCTTTCCCCGTAGGTGTAAATAACTCAGTCGCTTTCAAGGAGGCTGTAAATAACCGCAATTGCTCCATGTACCAAATTAATAAAAATATTTTGAACAACTTTGAGATTCCTTTCCGAATCACAGCCGATGACGGTTCGGCTCTTTACCAGGTTCAGGATCCAACGAAGTTTTACATTCGTTTCAGCCTCTGGTTCTACGAGCAGACGGACGATGAGCGATATTATTATATTCCTACAATGTAATGACGATACCCAGGGCTCATCGTGTGCAGCTTACGTATTCAGGAACTTTGAACGCCTCTCAAATTCCTGCTAAATTAATTAATGGTTTTTCTGGATATTCCATAGCCGTTGAGTCTCTTTATATTTATGCTACAGACAGTATTTACAATATTGGAAACGGAATGGCTATTGATGTTTCTCTTGAATCACCTTCTGAAGTTTATTTTCCTAATATTACAAACGGGATAGCAGGGGATAGAACCCAGATTTTTGCGAGAGTTCCTCTCAGTTATGGAGTAGCTACTCCTCCACCCGAATGGGAAGACGGTGGGTTTGTTTCTTATCAGAATCCTTGCCCTTACGAGTCTCGTACGAAAATGATATTGAAAGTAACCGATGTTGATTATTATGTACTCAACCTTCTTACTACTTCGAGGGGTGATGATATTACATGTAGTCAGGCATTTATCACTCTGATATTTTATGATGAAAGTACTGGAAATGAATTTATACCCCCAGGTTGGGTTTAATTTCTGCGGCAATACAAATGAACTATACGGATTATATCATGGCTTCATCCGAGATGCTCAAAGCTAACGGTGTGAAGAACCTCCAGTACGATACCTTCGGACAGGGCTTCTCCAAGATTGCACGGGGCTACGCCTCCCCTTACACAGGCGTTAATACCAAGCTGTTCGACAAGAACCGCCTTGGCTACGGTTTTAAATATAATATGATGTATTAAGAGAATGTATCAAGCAAGTAAAAATCCAAACGTGCTCCATTATGTTCGGATGCCCGTGTCTGAGACTGAGTATGTCTATAACACCGAGTACCCAGCAGGGTTTCCTTACGTTCATCCTACCGATAAAGGATACGAGATCCGTGAAGGTCAGAAGGTCAAGCCTGGGCAGTATGTCATGAAGGATGCAGTTGGAGAATACCCGATCAATCCTGAAGACTTTAATAGGAGTTATGAGATCCTACCTGGGCAGGGTCTTATCAACAAACGTGAGTATTATTCGGCTGTTGTTAGGATGCCTACCCCTATTAATGACTTTGAGCGTTTTGAAACCTCAAATAGTACTACTCCACCGCTTTACAACGTAGGAGACTTTAAACGTGAAGGGAGTAAATACCCCATCAACGAGAAGATCTTCCTCAAAGGTTATACGATCCATTAGATCTCTTTGAAATACCTGAATAACCACTTGCCGTGTCATTTCCTACACGAATAACTTTGGGCTTCTGAAATCCCCACTCAATCATACGCCCAGCCAAAAACTTGCTATTTACATTTAGAACCTCCATAATATCTTTCGAAAACACTTTGCCGTTGGGATCCTTCTCAAAGTTGTTGAAGAAGAGCTTTTTCAGGTCATCCTGCTCTTCAATAGTTTCACGAGACGAAAGCTTAATTGTTTCGGGAACAGACATGTTTCTTATATACGGCTGCTTGATCATTATCCAAATCAGCGCTTCACTCGAGTCAATAACCTTTCTCGCCAGATCGTCATCTGCGGGATATATTTGATTTTCCATGTCCTCTGCCGCCCCCTCAATATACCTCGTGTTACTATCTAACTGACGCATGCGACGCTCCATGAAACTGGCTTCGCATTCGCTAAATTTAGGCACGTTATTCGTCGTAAAGTGAATACGGGCAAGGCTTGTGAATGTCTCAACCTGTCCGTACAGAGGGCGACCTGAGATAGGGTCGTTGCCCGTGATCTTCTTGATAATAGACATATCGACCAGCATCCCCTTGCGAGGCTCGCTCACATACAAGAGCCGCTTGTCCTTGAGGGGCATAAGCTGCGGGTTTGCGCCACCAGCGTTGGTGTGCGTGCTGGCTGCGATGTGATCTCCAGCCATAGTTCCTACGTAGGTTCCAAAAGCCCGTGTAAAGCCGTCGGCTCTCTTGCTCTTCCCGTTGCGACCAGTCCCCGTCTCAATCGTAAGGGTGTTATTTCCGAGACCGAAAATAGCCAGCATCATATCGTGCCGTAGCCAGTCTGCGACTCCAGGCTCGGGGTAGGGCTGCGTGAAATAGAACTTATCTACAATATCAACATTCTCGGGCTTGGTCTCTGGAATTGCGAAGGGCACGGAATGCACGAAGAAATACTCGGGGCTAAACTCCAGCCGTTTCTCGGTCAGCTTGTCCCATATGCCATTCTTGAAGAGCAGCTTCCCAACCGTCTTGACCCCAGCCTTGTTGAAATACTCCTGATCGTCCATAAGCGAAGGAACAATAGACCAGAGCTCGGCGACGCACTTTTGTCCTCCGTCATATGCCGTATCGGGCACCCCCTTGAATGCCTCCCACACAAGCCGCAAAAACGCACCGTAGTGATTTACCATCCACATACCTGTTGTCTTCTCATAGACCATCTTGTTGTTTCCGCACATACGCAAATAGCCAGGGAATTTCTCACCCACTATCCGCAAAGCAACCTTGGGGGTCAGCTCCTCCTCTGGAGCCTCTAACGTCTCGGTAATCTCAAAGGGCTGACTAATATAGTCGCAGCACTCTGGGTCGCAGCATTTCTGGTAGAGCTTCCCATCAATAAACTTGAAATAGACGTGGTTGGACTTGTGAGCCCGTTCAATATTGAAGCAGTAGCGACCATTCGTAATAATAGTGCCGTTGAACTTGATATTCTTGACTTGGGTCTTCCCGTGGTTGGGTACGTATTTTTGAATAAGCTTTTGCATATCACCCGTATCCTTAGCGTCAATAGTCTTGGGTGCATCTGGCGCAGGATCATATGTGAGCATATCTTTGTCGGCGTTATGCACGACCGCATCCTTACGGCAATAAGACCATTGCCCAGTTAGGAAGTCACCAACCCCAGGGATAGGGGTCAGGTTCTTGGTCTGTTTCTTTGCGCTCGTACTGAAAAAGTGAGGAAAGCCCTTTGAGAAGGATCCAAAATATGGAGCCTCTTTCATATAGTCCTCAACCCCAGAGTTCATAACATCCACGTCCATCTGATATATAACCCGTGTGTCGATTGCTATAGCGTTACACGAGTCATAGTGTTTTTGAAAATCTTCCAGTTGGGCTGGAGTTGGATCGTTTTTGAAGTGAATCCATTCGTTTCCATATCCGTTCGGAAGAGACGGGGTTTTCTTCCCGTCGCTTTCTCGAATATTGATAGGGATCCAAGCGATGCTGTGTTTCGTGAGGTACTGACGAATGTCCATGGTCGTTTATATACTCTACGCCAGCTTTTTTTATCTACCAAAATTCGCACCGCCTGGGATGTAAAGGTTGATAGGGCTCCAAAGCTGACCCCCTTCCAGACTCTGGGAAGTTGGAAAGTTGTTCATGAGCTTTACTTATATACCCTTAACTTCCTTAACATTCTTAACATGAAGAGATATATAGAATTGGTCTCTTATTGGGGGCTTATAAAGAGGGAAGTTACCCTGAGGATTTGGGGAAACTTGCCGCAAACTTTCTTGTTCTCTTTATTTAAACCAATTTTACGGGAGTTTTTTTAAGGGGATACATATGTATCCCCTTAAAAAAACTCCCGTAAAATTGGTTTAAATAAAGAGAACAAGAAAGTTTGCGGCAAGTTTCCCCAAATCCTCAGGGTAACTTCCCTCTTTATAAGCCCCCAATAAGAGACCAATTCTATATATCTCTTCATGTTAAGAATGTTAAGGAAGTTAAGGGTATATAAGTAAAGCTCATGAACAACTTTCCAACTTCCCAGAGTCTGGAAGGGGGTCAGCTTTGGAGCCCTATCAACCTTTACATCCCAGGCGGTGCGAATTTTGGTAGATAAAAAAAGCTGGCGTAGAGTATATAAACGACCATGGACATTCGTCAGTACCTCACGAAACACAGCATCGCTTGGATCCCTATCAATATTCGAGAAAGCGACGGGAAGAAAACCCCGTCTCTTCCGAACGGATATGGAAACGAATGGATTCACTTCAAAAACGATCCAACTCCAGCCCAACTGGAAGATTTTCAAAAACACTATGACTCGTGTAACGCTATAGCAATCGACACACGGGTTATATATCAGATGGACGTGGATGTTATGAACTCTGGGGTTGAGGACTATATGAAAGAGGCTCCATATTTTGGATCCTTCTCAAAGGGCTTTCCTCACTTTTTCAGTACGAGCGCAAAGAAACAGACCAAGAACCTGACCCCTATCCCTGGGGTTGGTGACTTCCTAACTGGGCAATGGTCTTATTGCCGTAAGGATGCGGTCGTGCATAACGCCGACAAAGATATGCTCACATATGATCCTGCGCCAGATGCACCCAAGACTATTGACGCTAAGGATACGGGTGATATGCAAAAGCTTATTCAAAAATACGTACCCAACCACGGGAAGACCCAAGTCAAGAATATCAAGTTCAACGGCACTATTATTACGAATGGTCGCTACTGCTTCAATATTGAACGGGCTCACAAGTCCAACCACGTCTATTTCAAGTTTATTGATGGGAAGCTCTACCAGAAATGCTGCGACCCAGAGTGCTGCGACTATATTAGTCAGCCCTTTGAGATTACCGAGACGTTAGAGGCTCCAGAGGAGGAGCTGACCCCCAAGGTTGCTTTGCGGATAGTGGGTGAGAAATTCCCTGGCTATTTGCGTATGTGCGGAAACAACAAGATGGTCTATGAGAAGACAACAGGTATGTGGATGGTAAATCACTACGGTGCGTTTTTGCGGCTTGTGTGGGAGGCATTCAAGGGGGTGCCCGATACGGCATATGACGGAGGACAAAAGTGCGTCGCCGAGCTCTGGTCTATTGTTCCTTCGCTTATGGACGATCAGGAGTATTTCAACAAGGCTGGGGTCAAGACGGTTGGGAAGCTGCTCTTCAAGAATGGCATATGGGACAAGCTGACCGAGAAACGGCTGGAGTTTAGCCCCGAGTATTTCTTCGTGCATTCCGTGCCCTTCGCAATTCCAGAGACCAAGCCCGAGAATGTTGATATTGTAGATAAGTTCTATTTCACGCAGCCCTACCCCGAGCCTGGAGTCGCAGACTGGCTACGGCACGATATGATGCTGGCTATTTTCGGTCTCGGAAATAACACCCTTACGATTGAGACGGGGACTGGTCGCAACGGGAAGAGCAAGAGAGCCGACGGCTTTACACGGGCTTTTGGAACCTACGTAGGAACTATGGCTGGAGATCACATCGCAGCCAGCACGCACACCAACGCTGGTGGCGCAAACCCGCAGCTTATGCCCCTCAAGGACAAGCGGCTCTTGTATGTGAGCGAGCCTCGCAAGGGGATGCTGGTCGATATGTCTATTATCAAGAAGATCACGGGCAACGACCCTATCTCAGGTCGCCCTCTGTACGGACAGGTTGAGACATTCACAAGCCTTGCCCGTATTCACTTTACGACGAATAACGTGCCTAAATTTAGCGAATGCGAAGCCAGTTTCATGGAGCGTCGCATGCGTCAGTTAGATAGTAACACGAGGTATATTGAGGGGGCGGCAGAGGACATGGAAAATCAAATATATCCCGCAGATGACGATCTGGCGAGAAAGGTTATTGACTCGAGTGAAGCGCTGATTTGGATAATGATCAAGCAGCCGTATATAAGAAACATGTCTGTTCCCGAAACAATTAAGCTTTCGTCTCGTGAAACTATTGAAGAGCAGGATGACCTGAAAAAGCTCTTCTTCAACAACTTTGAGAAGGATCCCAACGGCAAAGTGTTTTCGAAAGATATTATGGAGGTTCTAAATGTAAATAGCAAGTTTTTGGCTGGGCGTATGATTGAGTGGGGATTTCAGAAGCCCAAAGTTATTCGTGTAGGAAATGACACGGCAAGTGGTTATTCAGGTATTTCAAAGAGATCTAATGGATCGTATAACCTTTGAGGAAGATCTTCTCGTTGATGGGGTATTTACTCCCTTCACGTTTAAAGTCTCCTACGTTGTAAAGCGGTGGAGTAGTACTATTTGAGGTTTCAAAACGCTCAAAGTCATTAATAGGGGTAGGCATCCTAACAACAGCCGAATAATACTCACGTTTGTTGATAAGACCCTGCCCAGGTAGGATCTCATAACTCCTATTAAAGTCTTCAGGATTGATCGGGTATTCTCCAACTGCATCCTTCATGACATACTGCCCAGGCTTGACCTTCTGACCTTCACGGATCTCGTATCCTTTATCGGTAGGATGAACGTAAGGAAACCCTGCTGGGTACTCGGTGTTATAGACATACTCAGTCTCAGACACGGGCATCCGAACATAATGGAGCACGTTTGGATTTTTACTTGCTTGATACATTCTCTTAATACATCATATTATATTTAAAACCGTAGCCAAGGCGGTTCTTGTCGAACAGCTTGGTATTAACGCCTGTGTAAGGGGAGGCGTAGCCCCGTGCAATCTTGGAGAAGCCCTGTCCGAAGGTATCGTACTGGAGGTTCTTCACACCGTTAGCTTTGAGCATCTCGGATGAAGCCATGATATAATCCGTATAGTTCATTTGTATTGCCGCAGAAATTAAACCCAACCTGGGGGTATAAATTCATTTCCAGTACTTTCATCATAAAATATCAGAGTGATAAATGCCTGACTACATGTAATATCATCACCCCTCGAAGTAGTAAGAAGGTTGAGTACATAATAATCAACATCGGTTACTTTCAATATCATTTTCGTACGAGACTCGTAAGGGCAAGGATTCTGATAAGAAACAAACCCACCGTCTTCCCATTCGGGTGGAGGAGTAGCTACTCCATAACTGAGAGGAACTCTCGCAAAAATCTGGGTTCTATCCCCTGCTATCCCGTTTGTAATATTAGGAAAATAAACTTCAGAAGGTGATTCAAGAGAAACATCAATAGCCATTCCGTTTCCAATATTGTAAATACTGTCTGTAGCATAAATATAAAGAGACTCAACGGCTATGGAATATCCAGAAAAACCATTAATTAATTTAGCAGGAATTTGAGAGGCGTTCAAAGTTCCTGAATACGTAAGCTGCACACGATGAGCCCTGGGTATCGTCATTACATTGTAGGAATATAATAATATCGCTCATCGTCCGTCTGCTCGTAGAACCAGAGGCTGAAACGAATGTAAAACTTCGTTGGATCCTGAACCTGGTAAAGAGCCGAACCGTCATCGGCTGTGATTCGGAAAGGAATCTCAAAGTTGTTCAAAATATTTTTATTAATTTGGTACATGGAGCAATTGCGGTTATTTACAGCCTCCTTGAAAGCGACTGAGTTATTTACACCTACGGGGAAAGAACCAATCGTCTGACTGTAGCTATTCGTGGCTGTACTATACGTTCGGGCACTTGTGAATAGGGGGCTATCGATATTGATATTTGTTATAGATGATGTAGTCGCCGAAAGAGCAGGTGGGACAACCATTGTGGGCTGGAAATACATTCTAAAATCAGCCTCGGACCCTGGACTTTCAAAATACATAAAAGACCTATCTTCGGGTCCCAAAGCGGGAGAAGCAAAGGTTACACCATCAAATTCCCAAGAGCATGTCCTGTCTGGGAATTGATAAAGTTTGAAAATAGTTCCAGGTATCATTGGAGTATCATAAGATCCAATACCAGTTATAACGACATCATTTTTTAGAAATTGCCCATCTACATATGCACCTACTTGAGCTCCTGTGAGTCCATAGGTACCAACATCTACTGGACTCATTATTATTTTGAATGAATAGGAATCAATTATTTCATAAACTGTAAATACAAGACCAGAACCAATAGAACCTGGGAGATCAATTGTAACTAACTGACCTACGTATGCTGGGTACGGATTATATTTATAAATAATTAGACTCTGCGATGAATCTGGATTATTGACTATGGAAGTAACAATCATTCGCAAAGACCCAGAATCAGTAGAATATCCACTAATTCTTACTTTTGGGAAAGGAGATGGTCCTGCGCCAAAATTAGACGGAAGATCCACATTTGTTATACCAGCTAAATACTCTGCACTTATAGAAGACTGAAAGCCCCATCCCATAAACTGCCATGTATAAGTGACTACATCAAAAGGTGCGGCAAGGTTGCTCACGGGCATAAACTCTTTTGTCTGAACGATAATATCTGTTTCTCCAGGACCATAGTCAGCGCTCGTTCCAGGGACATTACGTACTTGAATAACATCATTATCCACAGTTTTGACATTCACAACGGGTCTAAATTTGCGACCATTTACATTCAACGGTTTCCAGTCATATTCACTTCGGATTCTTCCGAGCTCATATGTTTCAGAAGACAAAGGGACTGCATCTTTCATAAAACAGCACTCGACACCGACCATGCACTCGTCTGGAAGCAGCTCCAAAAGACCCGTCTTGATTGTGAATTCGGCAGACTTGCCCACGACATCAATTCTTTGAGGAATGTGCTTCTGAACCTTTTTGTTGAAGGGCTCGTCGTTCAGAGGGAATTGCTTGTAGTGATGCACAAGACTGGGAGTAGCCTGGTTACTCAACATTACTATTACTTTGGAATATTAATTGGGATCATAGAATAGCGCTCGTCGTCGTTGAGTCCATAAAAGACCAAGGTGAATTGAATACTAAAATTGCCGTCAAAAGGAGTCGGCACCTTATAGACCGCTCCAGACTGAGTCGTAATCTGAAAAGGAATGTTGTAATTGTTTAGGATATTCTTGTTTGTGTTGAAACAGCCAATAGCGTCATTCAAAACGGGAGCCGTGTAGGCAACGCCCGTATTATTGATATTGATGTAAGAATAATTCACAGGGACAGTTGCGATAATAGGAGAATATTCGCCATTACCTCCAGACCAGCCTGCAATATACTGACGACCATTTGTAAAGTAAGGACTCTCAATATTCAGAGCCGTAAGAGTAGCATTCAAGGTTCCTGGACCGAGAAAATTGAAAGACTCGAGACTGACCATGCACTCGTCTGGGAGCTCCTCGAGCAGTTTAGAAGTTACATTAAAAATCAAAGACCCATCGGGGGAAATGTCATTGTAACCTACTCGAACCACGAGCTTTTGGGCAACGTGCTTCTGGAACCTTTTCTGTAGGACCTGTGGGTTATTTGGCTTGGACTGAAAAGGCTGCACAGTCTCAGAAGGGGTTTTCTTATTCTGGAACATTAGTATTAGGTGGGATTAAAAACTGGTCAAACCTCTTACGAAACTGCGATGGGTGCGAAGCTTTGGGAAAGAGATCGACAAAAAGGAAAGAGTGCGGCTCGTCCGTCGCCTTTTCATACACCTTCATGAAGGTTTCCTTATCGACCTCGCCAGACATTTCACTTGCCATCTGGTCCAGCTGTTTCTCATCCTTGCACTTGAAGATGAGCATATTAGTTGCGTTATTGCGGATGGCTCGGGATATGCCCCCAGCCTTGCTCGAGTAATTTTGAATCAAAAAGAAAATTGAGACACCCAGAGACGGCTGGTCGTCTGGAAAGGATCCTATGTGCCGATGCTTAATAACCAAGTTATCAATCTTACGGGAAGACATGAGCTTGGAGCCCTGCACGTCGTCACAGAGGACAGCCATAAAGGGTCTGCGACCGCCCCATTTGTGCTCGGGCTTTGGGAAATAGCCGTTGCGGTAAAACTTGAAGAGCGAATCCTCCTCGAGATGCCCGCCCGAATGCATGTTTTTCATAAACTTGTTATACTCCTTCATGTCTCGTTGATACCTGTACAGGTCGTCTCGCTCCTCCTCAACCTTGCGAACAATCTTATCGACAATAGAGGGGTCGTCGGTATATTCATAGACATCGTCGTGATCGATGGGGAGCATGGACATGAGGGACGAGTTGGAGTGAAAGGTTGGGCTAATAACAAATACCCTATCAAACTTGATATTCTTCATCAAGTTGCTGATGGCGACACTTTTGCCCCCTCCTCTTGGAGCCACAGCCATAGTGACCATGTGCGCCTTGGGGAGCATCTCTGGTGTCTCATACCCAAAAGCGGTGCCATCTGGAACTTTGATTTTTAAAGTTTTATCGGAATACGATTTCGTTTCCATATACTTCATGTTAATAAAATATTCCGTGATTTGGGATATTGTGACGGATATCAAGACCATTATGAAGTTTGATGAGGTGAAGCTGATTGGTCCAAGCTTGAGCACTTGGAATATCTGGAAAACGCTTAATTTGGTTATTTGCACCCTGAATGACTGCAACAACATCCAAGTCATTCAGATGCCTTGGTGGAACTACTTGAATTGTTACGTTCCACCAGTTGTTGTATTCTTGTTCATTTTTAAAGGTTGGAATTCCATCAGCCTTCTGACCAGTATCGCCAGAAACAACCACGAGTTCTTCGTCGCCGACAGCCATTTATATAATTACATCGGGAGATAAGTTTGGCATCCCCACGGCGATGGTGTCCTCGAACATTGCCTGCTGGCGGATAGTCGAACCGACAGCACCAGTCTGGAGCCGAGGGAACTGAGGGCGGGTCAAAGGATCACGGATAATGGGCTTCTCCTTGAAGCAATTGATGCCCCAGGCTCGTGCGCTCATTCCACGCTTCACGCCACGATCAATACCATAGGCTGCGCCAGGGTTGAATGCGAGCTTGCTCATAGCTACGGGGAAGAACGCACCCTTCTTGTGGAACATGGGGTTGTAGTCGGTGTCGTACAGGGGATTCCAGCCCTGGACTCCGTTATAATCTGCGAAATTCTGCGGGCGCTCATGGGCAACCATGGCGGGGGCGGACGGACGGACAGATACCATTTAGAGTAGCAAATATTAATATTTGCAACGCCTTAGATAATAACCTGGATCTGGTTGTTCATTGCGACACGCAGAACAGAGGTGAAAAGAGAAAACACGAGTGTCGTATCTCCTGCGTTGTTTGCGTTCTGGTTCAGGTAGAAGACCGAGGAAGCCGAGCGAGTATCCAGACCAAAGAGCTCACGGACTGAGGCATCGCAGTACTTGTCGATATACTCGAGGGTGATGCCCATGGCGTAGTTGAAGCTCATGTACTTGAGCGGGGTGCCCACAGCCGTTCCCTCGGTCCAGTCCTCCTTGCCCAGAATCTCCTGGGTGAAGGCATAGTTGCGCTGGGGAGGCACCAGCAGGTTAGGAATGAGCTGGTTGTTGATGAGGTACTGGAAACGGTTGGAAGATGCAGTCGTCTTTGTAAGACCAGTATCCGTGAAACCAGAAGAATACCCTGGAGTGGCGAAAAGGGACGGGTTGGAGGCGGTGGTGGCGAAGAAGGATCCCTTGTAGGTATTTCCCAGCAGACCACGAGAATCAACACCAACACCCGAAGGAATGAGGAGCTGCTGAGCCTGGAAGGAGAAACCAGAGGGACCGCTGATCTGGGGCTTGTTGATACCCCAGACCTGGCGCAGGTTCTGCGTATTCACGGAGAAACGAGTCGTGGTCGAGCCAGAGGACTGGGCACCCTGCACCACCGAGTAGTAGTTGGGGTACGGGATCTCCAGGGTCTGTCCCTGAGCCAACTCAGCCTGCATCATAGAATCCAGCCAGCCGTTGTCCCAAGACATGGTGCGGATCTGGAACTCGATGTTGGTCAGCTGGTACTGAGGGCTCGAAGCCTGGACGCAGGGGGGAGTGGCTGTGACATTAGTAAATTGAGATAGGGTCTGGGGAGGGGCGGGGGTCGTCAGCACGTTCTGGGGCTGCTCGAGGTAGAGACGGATCTCAACCTCGCCGAGAGCCGCCAGCTGGATCGCCTTGGGCATAGCCTTGAAGAAGCCCAGGAAGTCACGGATGGTGTTGTTCTCCGAGTTAGGAGCGGTGAAGCCAACAACGCCAACACCAGCCTGCGTGCTCACATATCCAGTAAAGGGGTAGTTGTAGATGACATCCTGGTTTCCGAGACCAGCCGTCTGGGACCAGTTTCCAGCCGTAGGGTAGGTCAGGGTGAAAGTGTAGCTCACACCCACGGAATACCCATCAACATATACGGGGTTTGCCTGGATGGCGGACACAGTAGGAACACTCGTTGCTGCAGAAGTTGAGGTCCAGCCGAAGAAAGACGAGGGCGGTGCGTTGGGCATATAGAGGGTCCCAGACGAAACAAGGGTCACTGGAAGATCGGCACACGAGCAATTCACCACCAGGGAACCAGCGTTGGCGGGGGTGGCATTCACAGCCCATTGCAGGACCGAGACTGGGCTGGAATAAACAGAGGTCCCGTGCTGCATAATAGCCGCCACGTCATCCTCACCCTCCACAATGTGGCGAGACAGCTTGTGGTCAAAGGTCTGGTTGATATCCTTGAGCACCTGGAAGAGCATGTTGTAGTTGGGCAGGGTCAGCAGAGAGACACCAGCGACCACAATCTCGAGGCGCTGGATAAGACCCTCCAGCCCCTGGGGGAACGCAGTACCAATCTTTGATGCAGTCGTGCTGTAAGGAAAGGCGGTACCATCTGCGTTGGTATAGGTCGGGATAGTGCTGATGGTGTTGTTGAAGCTCATGCTGAACGAAGGCAGGGAGCAAGTCGCCAGAGGCAGACGGACTGAGATGAGACCTCCACCATTGACGGTCTGGAGGTTGAGGGGAATAAGACGAAGCACGTTTGTTGAGATGGCTGCATCCTGGATCATCCGATACAGGGAATACTTGAGCGAAGAGGGGATCACAAGTCCAGAGGGCATCTGAACATCCATAGCGTTTATCTTATTCGGATATTAAATTTTGCTGAGCTATAAGTTTCTCAGCCGTTTCCTCATCGAGCAACTCGAGCGGATTAATTTCGGGATAGTGGGTCCGTGCCTGGACCTCGGCAATCTCCTCTGGCGTATTGTAAATCTCCACCTTGCCCTCGTGAATAATTGGATCCTTCGTGAATGTCGGTCTGGGCTTTTTCTTAAAGTCAATCTTTGCCTTCTCCTCCTCTGAGAGCTCGTACTTTGCTGGGTTCTTCAGTACATCCTCAATAAACACGTGAAACACAGAGTCATCAAGCTCGCTTGGGACGTTCCACAGGGTCCGAAAGTGCTTGATGCATTCATCCATAGATTCAAATTCTGTCTTCTCAATACCGACTGCCATTCTACCATGAGCCAATACTTTTTTTTACTTGATATACATCAATGAGAGGTCAGCATGTAAGTTTTTGCTGTAAATGCTATCATAAACCTCCAGCGAAGACTCACGCCCTGGAGACTGAGGGTCTCAAGAAACAACTTGCCCAAGCCTATGCGCTTTTGCACTTCATGTCCCAGAGGCGCAAAGTCCATCACACCCCCCAGACCGATAATGAGATGGTCAATACTTCTCAGTTTATCGAACACCTGAAAAAGCTGCTCGGTATGAAAAACCAAGCGACCCCATCGATCCCTCAAGACCAAGCGACCCAGACTGATCCAGCCAACCCTGAGAACCCTCCTGAGCCCAAGAATCCAGAAGATCAAGAATCTCAGACCGAGGGGACTGAGTCCGAGTCCGCCCCCGAGGATGAGCCTGAGGAGCACGAGACCGATGAAGATACTGGAGATATCACGACTGAAGATCCAAATGATGAAAAGCAATCATTCGTCTTTTTGTTTCTCCTGAACCACACAACTCAGAGCCCCGAGGATGCTGAGCGGAAGGTGCTCGCTATGGATGAGGACGAGCTGAACGAGCAAGTCGATCACGCCAAAAAGACCTGGGGGCAAAAGTACAAGAAATATGTAAAGGAATCAAAGGTTCATACACTTCAAGAGCTTGTGGAAACTGCCG